CCCCTGGTGCCTGGCGAGAAGCAGTGCAAGTATTGCCGCGCCAAGGGCGGCTGCGCAGCGCTCAGCACCAAGGCGCTGCAGGTCGTTGACACGGTGGACATCACGGCCAGCGCGGCCGAGAAGGATCCGACCAAGATGACGGACGAGCAGATCGTCCAGATCATGGAGGCGGCACCGCTGCTGCGTCAGATGCTCGAAGGTGTGGAGAAGGAAGCGCAGACCCGCATGGAGCGCGGCGCGGACATCCCCGGCCTGAAGATGGTCAACGGCAAGGGGCACCGCGCCTGGAAGCTGTCCGAGGATGAGATGGCCGAGCGCCTGCGCAAGATGGGCATCCCCAAGGAGTCGGTCTACAAGACGACGCTGGTGTCCCCAGCACAGGCTGAGAAGCTGCGCTGGAAGAAGCGCGATGGCACCGATGTGCAACTGACCGAGCGTCAACTGAAGACACTCGAAACCGAGTACGTGGTGAAGACGATGGGTAAGCCGGTGGTCGCTCTGGCCGCTGACTCGCGCACCGCGATCACCACCAACGCTGCGCCGTTGTTCAGCGCAGTGCAATCCGAAGTGCCGGTCGAACTGCCGGCGTGGTTATCGTAAAACTCGAAAGGTAATTGTCATGTCTGACCTCGTATTTCTGTCGGGTGTTCGTCTCTCGTTCCCCCACCTCGCAGAGCCCCAGAAGCGCGTCTCACCCGAGACGGGTAAGGAGCGCCTGAGCTACTCCGGGGACTTCCTGATGGCCCCTGACCACCCGGGGTTCAAGCAGTTGATGGCCAAGATCAACGAGATGGCTCTGGCCAAGTGGAAGGAGCACGCGGGCAACGTGCTGAACCTGATCAACGCTGACCGCAAGCTGCGCTGCTACGGCGACGGCAACCAGAAGGTCAACAGCAAGACCTTCCAGCCCTACGACGGGTACGCGGGCAACGTGTATGTCACGGCCGGCCGGGACAACCCGCCGCAGATCATCCAGGCCGATGGCACGCCCGTGGACCCGACCAACACGATGGCCTACCAGGCGCTGACCCGCAAGATGTACGGCGGCTGCCGTGTCAACGCTGCCATCAAGCCTTGGCCGCAGGACAACAAAGTTGGTCGCGGCATTCGCTGCGATTTGGTTGCTGTCCAGTTCGCCGCTGATGACACACCGTTTGGTGAAGGTGCTGTGGACGCCTCGGGCATGTTTGGTGCTGTGGCCGGTGCTCCCGCTGGCTTTGGTGCTGTGGCTCCTGCTGCTGCCATGCCTGCTGCACCGTTTGGCGCACCCACGGGCCTGCCTTCGTTCTTCGGTCAGTAATTGAATCGGGGCCACTGCCTCTGGGGGTTCCCGGGGGACCGGCCAGTGGCCCCACCTACCCGGTAACCGTAATGAGTAACGACTATGTATTCGACATCGAAACCTACCCCAACGTCTTCACGCTGGCGGTGGAACATGCAGAAGTACCGTTACGATGGTCTTTTGAAATCAGCGGCTGGCGCAACGACTCCAAAGAGATTATCGAGTTTCTCCAGTATCTCAAGGATACGAATGCCCGGATGGTCGGGTTCAATAACTTGGGGTTCGACTATCCCGTCCTGCATACGCTGATTCGCATGGGTCGATCTGATTCCCGTGCCCTGTACGACAAGGCGATGGCGATCATCAACTCGCAAGATGATGACGAGGGCAGCAAGTGGGTACACCTTGTCAAGCCATCGGACCAGTTCGTGACGCAGATCGACCTGTTCAAGATCCATCACTTCGACAACCGCGCCCGATCCACCAGCCTCAAGGTGCTGGAATTCAACATGCGCAGCGACAGCATTGAAGACCTGCCGTTTCCGGTGGGCACCGTACTCAACCGTGAGCAGATCGAAGTACTCAAGTCCTACAACAAGCACGATGTGGCGCAGACCAAAGCGTTCTATCACCACACGCTTGACATGATCCACTTCCGTGAAGAACTGACGCGCAAGTACGCCCGGGACTTCATGAACCACAACGACACCAAGATCGGCAAAGACTACTTCACCATGAAGCTGGAAGAAGCCGGTGTTGCCTGTTATGACTTTGGCCCCAAGGGCCGCACACCTCGGCAGACTAAGCGCCCAGTGATCCACCTCAAGGACGCCATTCTGCCGTGGATCAACTTCGAGCATCCTGAATTTAACCGGGTGATGAACTGGCTCAAGGCTCAGACCATCACCGAAACCAAGGGAGTGTTCAATGACCTCACCGCTGTCATCAACGGATTTACTTTTGTGTTTGGTCTGGGTGGCATTCACGGTTCAGTGGAATCCGAAGTCATCGAGTCTGACAGTGAATATGTCATTGTTGATCTTGATGTCACTTCTTACTATCCGAATCTGGCTATAACGAATGGGTTTCACCCGGCCCATCTGGGCAAGGATTTCGTAGCCATCTACAAGCACCTGTTCGAGCAGCGCAAGCAGTACCCCAAGAAGTCCGCAGAAAGCGCGATGCTGAAGCTGGCGCTGAACGGCGTTTACGGTGACAGCAACAACCAATTCTCGATCTTCTACGACCCGCTGTTCACCATGAGCATCACGCTCAACGGTCAACTGCTGCTGTGCCTGCTGGCCGAGGGGTTGATGCACATCCCCGGTCTGCGCTTGATCCAAGTGAACACTGACGGCCTGACTGTGCGTGTGCCCCGGGCCAACAAGATGCTGGTCGATCTGGCCCGCGCTGCATGGCAGTCACGCACCGGGCTGAACCTTGAGGAAGCCGTGTACAAGGCCATGATGATCCGCGATGTCAACTCGTACATCGGCGTGTTTGAGGACGGCAGCACCAAGCGCAAAGGTGCCTACGAGTACAAGGTTGGCTGGCACCAGAACGCTGGTGGACTGGTGGTGCCCAAGGTGGCCGAAAAGGTGCTGGTCGAGGGTGCGCCGATCCGCGAGACAGTCGAGCAGTGGCCCGACATCATGGACTTCATGCTGCGCACCAAGGTGCCCCGGTCAAGTCACTTGGCAATCGAGTGGGACAACCAGCCGCCCCAAAAGATTCAAAACATCACGCGCTACTACATCTCTGAAGGTGGTGGCCGATTGTTCAAGTACATGCCGCCTCTCAAGGGCAAGACCGAGTGGCGCAAGATTGGCGTGGAGTCGGGCTGGGGTGTGCAGGTTTGCAACGACATCAATGACGCTGGCAAGTCGCCGGTGGACTTCGATTATTACGTCAGAGAAGTGGAGAAGCTATGTCTGGGTTTAGCATGATTTGCGATTATTGCGGCCAGCCCGCACAGCAGGTAAACGGTGACATCATTTATCCACATCGTCACGACCTGCGTTTTAAAAAGTTTTACCTATGTGTACCGTGTGCTGCGTATGTCGGGTGTCACGCTGATGGAAAACCGTTAGGTAGATTGGCAAACCATTCACTGCGCACCGCCAAGATGCAAGCACATGCTGTGTTTGATCCCCTTTGGAAATCCGGTCGCATGACAAGACATGCCGCTTACAAGTGGTTGTCTCATGCGATGGGCTTACCAAAAGAACAAACTCACATTGGCATGTTTGACATTGGTCAATGCTTGAAGGTAGAACAACTTGTAAAGGACTTAGCATGAAAGCGCGTGACATTCAAATTGGTGGCGACCATTACAAGAACATGGGCGTCGAGCCTTGGGACGTGGTTGACACATGGCCCATCGAGCAGCGCATCGGGTTCTACCGTGGCGGGGCGCTCAAGTACGTCATGCGTATGGGTACCAAGGACGAGAACGCCCAAGAGATTCGCAAGGGTGCTCACTACCTGCAAAAGCTGGCCGAGGTGCTGGAGCAGCGTGACATGGAAATCAAACACGATCTTGATGCGGGGTGCCAAGGTGCTTGAAAAAGACATTGAGAAAAAGGTCTGCGACTACGCCAAGACCAAGGGTGTGCTGGCGTACAAGTTCACCAGCCCTGCCCGTGCCGCTGTGCCTGATCGTCTGTTCATCGGACCCGATGGGCGCATGTGGTTCTGCGAGTTCAAGCGCGAGGGTCAAGTGCCCACGCCAGCACAGTACCGGGAGCACGACAGACTCCGGCAGCAGATGGTCAACGTGTTCGTCATTGACAACGTGGCCGAGGGTAAGTTGATGGTTGACGTGATGGTGATGGGATGCTGACACCTGACCTGCTCCACGACTACCAGAAGAAAGCTGTCAACTTCCAGTCCACACACCCCAACTCGATGCTGTGGCTGGACATGGGGCTGGGCAAGACCGTGATCACATTGACCACGCTGGCCCACCTGATCCGCACCCAGTTTCTGCGCGGTGTGATCATCGTGGCTCCCATCCGAGTCATCCGACTAGTGTGGAGGCAAGAAGCTGCGAAGTGGGAGCACACCAAGCATCTCAAGTTCAGCATGGTCGCAGGCACTAAGGATCAGCGCACCCGCGCTCTCCTGCGCCCCGCTGACGTGTACATGATCAACTACGAGAACCTTGGCTGGCTGGCCGAGACTCTCCAGACTTACTTCGTCAAGAAGGATCGCCCCATGCCGTTCAACGGAATCATTTGGGACGAGATCAGCAAGATGAAGAACAGCGCCACGAACCGGGTCAAAGCGTTTCGCAAGATCGCAGATCAGTTCGAGTGGACCACGGGCTTGACCGGCACCCCTGCCAGCAACGGCTACAAAGACCTGCACGGTCAGTTCCTTGTGGTGGACAAGGGTGAGCGTCTGGGCACCAGCAAGACAGCGTTTCGCACCCGGTTCTACAAGAAGGCCGGACCCTACAAAGAGGTGCCCTACGAGGACACCGAGGACACCATCAAGAAGCTGATTGGTGACATCACGCTGGAGATGTCAGCCGAGGACTACAACCCGCTGCCTGACCTGATCGTCAACAACATCGAGATCGAGATGCCTGACGAGTTGCGGGCCAAGTACGACAGGCTGGAAAAAGAGTTCTTCATGGTGCTGGACAGCGGCAAGGAGGTCGAAGCGTTCAACCAAGCGGCTCTCACAAACAAGTGCTTGCAGTTCTCCAACGGAGCCATGTACCCCATTGCCGGGATGCCCCTGTGGGAGCCAGTGCATGACATGAAGCTGGACGCGCTGGAGGACATCATCGACGAAGCCCAAGGCTCACCCGTCCTGTGCGCCTATGCGTACAGGTCAGACGCCGAGCGCATCATGACCCGGTTCAAAGACCTGCGCCCGATCAACCTCACCGAGTGCAAGAGTGAGGCTGCATTGACCAACGCCATGCACCGCTGGAAGACTGGCGACTGCTCCTTGATGATCGGCCACCCTGCCAGCATGGGCCACGGCATCGACGGCTTGCAGAAGAACGGCCACATCCTCGTGTGGTATGGCCTCAACTGGTCGCTGGACTTGTACGAGC